ACGATGGACACCCTTGCTGTTCAGCTATACATTTCCCACTACCTGGGCATGTTCAGGACTTTCACCTGCGAGAGCGCGCCCATGGCGCGCAAACGAAAAGCATCCGACACCGGATACATCCCGCCACCTCCATTTCCCCACGAAAAAAGCACCAGCCAACCAGGTGACCGATGCCTTCGTAAATATAATCATCCTATCTGTTATAGGTCCAATGTTTCAGATACCATTCATGCAATTCTTATGTCGTTTTATAACAGGCTCCTCCTTTCATTTATGCACTCCAAATAATATTTTGCCTATATCCCATTGTGTAACAATTCCACATAATCTACAAGGCGATCATAACTCATTATTTTTACTGCTGTATCTTTTTCTGTTTCTCCCCTCAGCTGATTGCTCATATCATCCATTCTGTCTCTTCTACCAACAATCAAACAATAGTGAAATGCCCATAGAGGCATATTATTTGTAAATTCTTTTATGCCTTCTGAGTTAAAAAAATATCCATTATTTTGTTCAATCCAACGCTTCCAATCACGAATTTGATTAATTCCTTTTCTCACTTTATCAGTTTCCGAATTTGTTGTTTTTAATTTAAAATCTACATTCATATCCTCAAATTCCACAAACACAAATTGATACCCTAATGAATTTTTACCTATTAGCAGGTAATCCAATCTGTATTCTGCACCTAATTGATATTCTGGTACAACACAAGAAAAATGATGCCCAAAGTCATATGCTTTCAATATGGATAATGGAACAAACCATTTTTTATTTCTTTTAATATAGTCCTGCACATCGCTTTCTTTTCTTGCTGTCTTTATAACTTCTAATAGTTCTTCACTTTCTTGCTGACAGTCCAGAGAATGGTAATCGTTCTTCTCATAAACATAAAAATTCGATGGCAATCTGGAAGTTTGTAATTCATTCATTTTTGCACCTCCGCAACTTAATTTATGAACTTATTATACTCCTTCCAATGCTTTCCGTCATCACACATTCCTACATCTCCTTCAACGTAAAACTCACCGTCCACAGTCCCTTATAACTGGTATCCTTTTTCAGCTTCGCCTTATACCCCGTCACATACATCTCCGCCAGTTTCAGTTCCGCTGTCTCCGCATCAAAATACTGCACACTGATCTTATCCTTCTTCGCATACACCGCCAGCTTCTTAAGCCACTTCGCAGTCACAGAAAACGACACGGGGATCCGTGCAACCCCATGCCGCACCACATCCCTCTGTGTCGTTCCCGCCTCTGTCTCACCGCCGGAATCCGCCTCCACATCTTCCAGCTCCACCTCATAAGAATCCGGAAGCGGCAGGTTCTCCCCGTCAAACACAAGATACTGAAAAAAAGCCATCCTATCTACCTCCGCTCCTTAGACTCATTCTCTGCTGCGCCGTCACGATCACCTCATCTAGCAGCTGGTTTCCCAGATAAACAGGAATCACCAGATCCCCCTGCTGTCCCTTCTGATCACTCAGCACATCCTTCAGCGCCGACACAATGCCCGCCGTCAGATCCGCACTGCCGGACGATCCCGTACCGGTCATCACACTGCCATCTGCCACAGCCATCTGCGGCAAAACCACCATATCCGCAGCCACACTGTTCACAGCCGCCTTCACCATTCCCCTGCTCTTCTCAATGCCCTCAGCCAGACCATTCATAAAGTCAGGCATCCAGCTCTCAAAATCCGTCAGAGGACCTTCATCCGGCACAGAGAAATGCAGATGGGAACGAATAGTATTTGCCACATCTGTCACCGCATTGGCAACTGCACCAATACAGCTCCGGATACCATTCACAATGCCATTGATGATATCCGCACCCCACCGCCATCCGGCAGATGCAAGACCCGTAATATAATTCACCGCATTTCCCAGTCCATCCCGGATCGTATTATAAATTCCGGAAATCGTGCTCCGGATACCGGACCACATGGCATGAAACGCACCGGATACCGTATTCCGGATTCCATTCACTATAGAGGAAATAGTATTCCGGATCCCATTCCACACGGAATTGACAGTACCCCTAATTCCATTCAGTACCGTAGAAATAATTGTCCGGATTCCATTCCATACCGTAGAAATCACCGTCCGGATTGCATTCATCACCGTAGTGATAATTGTTCTGATTCCATTCCACGATGTCTGCAAAAATGTCCGGATCCCGTTCACCACATTCGTAATAACAGACTTAATCCCATTCCAGACAGAACCCAAAAATGCTGAAATCGCATTCCACACTGTCATAACCGTAGCACGGATCCCATTCCACGCTCCCACAAGGAAAGTAGAAATTGCAGTGACAACCGTTGTGAACAGTGTCTTAATCCCAGCCCACAGACCGGAAAAGAAATCCCTGATGCCATTCCATACAGCCACCGCCGTATTCCGGATCCCGTTCCAGGCAGAAACCAGAAACTGCGAAACCGCCGTCCATACCTGAACAGCGACTTCCTTAATCTCATTCCACAGCCTGATCCAGAACTGCCGGAACTCCTCATTCGTATTCCAGAGATAAATAAACGCCGCCACTAAAGCTGCAATGGCAGCTATCACAATTGCAATAGGGTTCGCCATCATCGTGGCACTCAGTGCTGCAAAAGCACCCTTCACCGTACTGATCGCACCGGCAAGCTTCGGTGCCCATGTCATAATCGTTCCAATGGCCGAAAGGGTCTTGCCTATAATGATCAGCACAGGCCCCAATGCCGCAGCCAGAAGTGCAACGATCATGATCACACGTTTCACCCCGTCCGGCATGGCATTCAGCACATTCACCATCCCCTGCAGTCCGGAAACAATACTCCGCACCGCAGGCATCAGCAGATCCCCGAAAGAAATAGCCAGTTCCTGAAGCTGTGACTTCAGAATAGTCAGCTGTCCTTCCAGATTATCCTGCATGGTATCCGCCATGTTCTTTGCCGCGTCCTTGCAGTTATTCACTGCCCCAGATACCTTTGCAATATCCTCCGGAGCCGCATTCATCAGTGCTAGGAACCCGGACATTGCATTCTTTCCAACCAGAGTCTCCGCGTTATTCGCCTTCTCTGCCTCAGTCATTCCGCCAAAAGCCATCCTGCAGTCAGCCAGGATCGCAGACAGGCTCCTCATGGAACCATCCGCATTTGTGGTAGCAATGGTCACGTCCCCGATTGCCGCACCCGACAGCTTCACATCCCCAGTCAGGTTGGTCATAATGGAACGCATGGAAGTACCGGCCTGGGAAGCCTTGATACCGGCATTTCCCATCAGACCGATGGCTTCCGCTGTATCCTCAACCGAGAATCCCAGCGCCCCGGCAACCGGCGCACAATACTTGAATGTCTCGCCCATCATGGACACATTAGTATTTGCATTACTGGAAGCAGCCGCCAGCACATCTGCAAAATGTCCTGAATCCGCTGCAGTAAGCCCAAAAGCTGTCAGCGCATCCGTCACAATATCAGAGGTCGTTGCAAGGTCTTCCCCAGATGCAGCAGCCAGGTACATAACACCCTCAATACCGGACAGCATATCCTCTGTCTTCCATCCGGCCATTGCCATATAGTTCATGGCATCCGCCGCCTCAGTCGCAGAGAACTTTGTCTTGGCACCCATCTCCCTGGCCTTGTCCCTGAGCTTATCAAAATCCGATCCCGTTGCCCCGGACACAGCCGCCACCTTACTCATCGCAGAGTCAAAATCAGCGGCAGTTTTCACTGCCGCCGTTCCAAGCCCTGTCACCACTCCCGTCACTGGAAGCAGCTTCTGTCCTACAGAAGAAATCTTGTTTCCAACTGTCTGCAGCTTTTCACCTGTTGCCCCGATTTTCTGCAGGGCAGTCGCAGACTGGTTCGCCTGCTCTTCCAGACTCCGCAGTCTCTGTTCCGTCTCAACGATCTCCCTCTGCAGGGCATCATACTGATCCTGGGAAATCGTTCCGTTCCGCAGTGCCTCATCCGCCTGCTGCTGCGCAGTCTTCAAAGTCTCCAGCTTCTCCCTGGTCTCAGAGACCGCCTGTGCCAGCAGTCTGTGCTTCTGCGCGATCAGCTCCGTATTCCCCGGATCCAGCTTCAGAAGCTTCTCCACATCCCTCAGCTGACTCTGCGTATTCCTGATCTCTGTATTAACCCCTTTCAGGGCAGTCTGTAATTTCGTGGTGTCGCCGCCAATCTCGACAGTGATCCCCTTAATTCTGTTCCCTGCCATACGGCTCACCCCCTAAATTCCATAAAAAAGGCACAAAAAAAGCACCTGCCATCCTGACAAATGCTTTCATCATTATTTTTAGTTTTTTCTTTCCTGAAACCTGGAACTTTAAATATGCCTTATAAGTTTTTTCCAATATTTTCAAGTTCTTTTATAGAATCCTTGTCTTTTGCAAGTTCATCACTGGCTGTTGCATAATATGATTTTTGGAAAATCATATCCCATGAAAGATATTTCGCCATGCAGTCGAACTGTTTGTCAATTAACTCATACTGGATACTGTCCACTGGGGATCCTCCCACAACGATTGTTCCAACTTTTTTATTTTTCAGCTGCAAACCGCGGCAGTAGCACTTATCAATGATAAGTTTCAACTGCGCAGACATTCCCCACCAATATACCGGAGTAGCAAAAAGAATCACATCTGCAGCGGTAATTTTATCAATCGTGGGATTTGTATCATCCTGATCAATACATCCTTTATAACATTGACAGGCCCCACATCCCTTACAAGGTGCTATATGAAGTCTGTCTGATTGGATGATTTCAATCTCATTCTTTTCTGATGCCCCTTTTATAAATGCATCAATCGCCGTCAGCGTGTTTCCCCTTCTGGCACTTCCGTTAATAATTACGATTTTCATGTATGTTTCCTCCAGCTTCTGATTTCATGAAATCATTATACCTTTTTTCGCTTATCCTGTCATCACATTTCATCAGATCAGAACCTGTCGAAATCCTCCTGTGTGGCAACCTGTCTCCATCCCTTATACTCATCATTCCTGCTTTCCACAAACATATCATTCACCATGCCAATGGTCAGCAGATCCAGATCCCGGATGGAAATCCCCAGCTGCACACACCGGAGAAGAAACAGGGGAGTTGTCATTTCACGGTCTGTTGCATGAAGTTTTTTTTAGCCTCCACATCCGTCTTAATATTCATGCCCCACAGCTCAATCAGCTTCGGCAGAACCTGGTAAATACTGAATGTGTTGAACTCATCCAGCCAGTCCTCCGGATTATCCGGAATGGACGGATCTGCATGCTTCGCCATCACATATGCAATGTTCTCAAACATCTCAAGGGAAAACAGATCCAGGGAGGACTTTTCCGGATCCCCGTCCCCGATACTCTTTTCCAGCACAGATAAATCCTTGTAGATATCCCTCTGAAATTTAATCCTGTAAATACGCGGAATGGCGGCAGATGCCTTAAAAGCAACTGCCTTCCCGTCAATCTCAATCTTCTTCATCATGCTCATATCTGAATCCTCCTCAGCTCAGTGCTTTTCCATTTCCAGCAGCATCCACAACAGACTTCCCACTATCAGATGCCTGCAAAGAAGCCTGATCCGCGGCCGGCAGATACACCGACTTGTACCAGTCTGCATAAACAGTTGCATCCGTAGTATTCCCTGTCTTTGCCTTCACCTTTCCATCCGACAATGGCGTAGCTTTAATGGTCAGTGTTTCCGTCTGCACTTCCTTCTTCTCCTCGTTGGTCTTGCCCTCGATCTTCGGACGGGAAGCCGAACAGTTATACATCACGTGGCGGATATGGCGCACATCCCCGTCAAACTCGAAAAGCAAGGCAAACAGTGCCAGCTCTGCATCCGAATTTTCAATCAGAACTCCCTTGGAATCCAGTTTCTCTCTCAGCACATCCGTTCGGAAACTCTCCGGAATCAGTGCAAGTTCCAGATCCCCGTCATAGCCCATATTGTTGTTGATCACATAGTACGCAATACCGTCCGCATAAAAATTCTCCGGTTCCCCGTTGGCATCCAGGGACAGTGATACGGATCCCGGAAGCGGCACTGGCGCTGCATAGGACACCGCCCCGTCCTCTCCGATCGTCAGTAATGCGTAATGCGCATTTTTCAGGTTATACTTCACCTTGTTATTCTTATCAGACATATTATCCCTCCATCATTTAACAAATCATTACAGTTCCATACTGTACAGCACCTCATACAGCTTTTCGCTCTGGATCCAGGCCTCCGACTTATTATAAAAAATCCCGGCATCATCCAGAACTGTTTCCACTAGGGCTTCTGCCCCGGAATCCTTCCGGTCCGTGTAAAGTTCTATCCTCACTTCACTGATCCGGAAATATACCCGTCCGTCTGCCGAAAAATTATCACTGCCGGGAAGCAGATAACAGATAAACGGCGGATCCGGGCTTTCCCCTTCCGCAAAATGGTCATAGGCAAAAGGAAAACCAGTCTCTTCCAGCATCCCTGCTAGTTCTTCCAGTGTCATATGCTTTCACCTCCCGCCATCACCTCAGTGCCTTCTCCACTTCCTGTTCCAGAGTCTGCGCAGCCCGTTCCTCCGCAGGCGCAATATGAGGAAACGCCCTTGTCCTGCCGCCTTTTCTCAGCGCATGACCGAACTCCAGCAGATGGGCCAGCTGGTACCTGTTCCTGGAATACACCACGATTTCCATTGCATTGGCAGTTTCCTTCGTGGTCTTCGCCGCCCAGCTCTTTGCGTAGGCACCGGTCTTCACAGGGGCATTCTCCTGGATATCCTTCCTTGCCTGTGCCCCTGCCTTCTTCACTGCTTTTTTCATATCATCCGCAGCAAGCTGTGCATACTCTTCCAGTCCTTCCATGATCACATCTGCCATCTGGCTGACTGTACATCTATCTCCTGCCATGTCTCACCTCCGGACCTTCCTGCATGTGAATTTCAGACACTTCTTCTTATAATTCAGATGATCCACATTCACAATGTCATACACCTGATCCCGAAACAGGATCCTGTGGGTAACAGACCGGATGCCTGCAGTCTTTTTACAGTACCGCACCGTCACAGTCATTCCCGCATCTTCCACCACAGTCCCTGCGGTTTCCGCTTCCCTGGAACTGGCAAGCCCTTCACCGCCTATTGTTGCAAAACAGCAGTAATCCTCTGTCCACTCATTCCTGTGATTCCCGATCCCGTCTTTCACAACAGAACACTTCTGAAAAATCACCTTTTCATTCATCAAAGCAATGTCCATTTGTTCCCACCTGCCCCGTCATTCCTAACGACTTGTCTGTCTCACCGGCATTTCTTAAAACCCCGGCTCTCTCACTCCGAAAAGAAGATTCCGCAGATCTATCACCAGCTGATGATGATCCGCCTCCTCCCTGTGTTCGTACAGATACGCCGCTGCATACTGCACAGCAATCTTCGTACCCTGCAGTTTTTCAAACTCATCCGCATCCGCAATCCTTGCCACATCCATACAGATCTGTTTCCCCTGCCTGATCAGATCCCCGATCAGCGCATCATCATCCTCAAAATCCACACGCAGGTAATTCTTCATCTCATCCACTGTCACTGCCAACTGCATCACCTCAAAACAGAACCGGCAGGCCTGTACTTCTCCTGCCGGTCCCCTTATTCAAAAAATCAGTCTGCCTTCAGTTTCATAATCTGCACGGCTTCCGGAAGAACCAGTTTTCCGTCCACACGTTCCTTTGCAACAAAACCGATCATTCCGTTGCCTGCAAACAGTTCATTCAGCTGCTTGAAGGATCTGTTTCCACGGTCACCAATGTTGTAATAGCTGTAATCCCCAAAAGCGATACCGTCCTTCGGTGCATAGGCAGAAGTCTCCACCTTATATCCCAGGATTCTGTCCGGTTCCCCTGCCTGGTAAGCCGGCTGCCAGATATAAGCACCGTTATTGTCCTTCAGCTTTCTAAGGGAAGGCAGTGTTGCATCATTCATGATAAAGGATGCATTTTTACGGTACGGACGTTTCAGGCCATACACCAGATCCAGCATGTCATCTGATTTCAAAGCCACAGCCAGTGTATTCAGCAGATGCCCTCCGCCTGTTCCGTCAAAAATACCGGTCGGTTTCCCTGTTCCGTTTCCGTTCAGGAAGGCATCCTCTTCCGCATTGGCAAGTGCCTTTCCAAACTGGACAATAATATAATTTTCCAGATTAAAGGCATTGTCATAAAGCAGTTCCTCCGTTACCTTGATCGCCACATGAAGCTTATGTGCATCCAGGATCTTCTGGTCAAAAGTCGCATCCCCGAAAGTCAGCGCCCCGCCTTCCTCGATCCAGCTTGCCGCCGGCTTGGTAGCTGCAATATTGATCTTGTGCTCCCCGGAAGTTACAATCCTTGTGGCAAGACGGCGCATGATATTCTCTTCATTCAGAACATCAACCAGTCTTCTGTCATACTCCTCCGGAACCAGGTAACCGCCGTCGGCATCCACGCCCTCCTGAAGGGTATTGGAAACCTGGCGGAAGTTGCTTCTCAGTGCATTCAGCATTGCCCTGCGGTATTCATCAGAAGCACGTCCTATCTTTGGCTCACCCTGGCCGCCTGCATAAGGCTTCCCGGTCAGCGGCTGGTTTACCGGCTGGTTCAGGTTCTTTTCCATTTCCTCTGCCTTGCGGTGGCGGTCAATCGCCTTTGTCAGATCCTCAATCTCCGCTTCCATTCTCTCATAAGTTGCACTGTCCTCCGCAGACAGCACCCCGTTTTCATTCTCATGGGTATCCACAAAATTCTTTGCAGCTTCCCAAACCTTAGCTCTCTTCTCCATTAATTCCTGAATCGTCATAATCCGTATCCTCCTCAGATATATTTTTTGATAAAATTTAAGCGTTCACGCAGATCATCCGCAGAACGCCCTGTAACATTCGTATTCACTTTCTTCTTTTCACACCTCTGGCAGGCATTCTCCGCCGCCCCGAAACAGCCATTACAGGGATCGTCCCCCTCAGCACCGGCACTTCCACTCATTCCAGTTTCCTGCATACCAGAAGAATTTCCGTAACACTGCCCCGATACTCCATTACCATCGGCAGCCATCCTAGTGATCGCTGTCTGGTCTTTCACAGATTTCCCGTTCTTTCCATAATGCCTCTCCAGCTTATTCATCAGTGCATTATTCACTGCCCTTCTGGAAAACATTACGGAATCAGACGTCCCGTTTTCTGTACGGCCAGCACCTGGATCTCCATTTTCGCCTTCACTGCCCTGCTCCTCTTTCTGGAACAGAATGTCATCCGCAAAGCCAAGCTCCACAGCCTTATTCGCATCCATCCAGGTTTCCGCATCCATCAGATGTGACAGCTTCGCCCTGCTCTGTCCCGTTTTCCGTACATAAGCATTGATAATGGATTCCTTCACCGCATCCAGAAGTTCCATAGCCTTCTTCATCTCTGCATGATCGCCCCACGCAACCGTGGCCGGATTATGGATCATCATCATGCTCACCGGACTCATCCACACCTCGGTTCCGGCCATTGCAATGACAGACGCAGCAGATGCCGCAAGCCCGTCAATCTTCACCGTAACCTTTCCCGGATACTCCGACAGCATGTTAAAAATCTGCGCTGCGGCAACACAGTCCCCGCCCGGACTGTTGATCCACAGGGTAATGTCCCCTGTCCCTGCATTCAGTTCATCCTTAAAAAGAGCCGGCGTGACATCATCGTCAAACCAGCTGTCCTCAGCAATAACTCCGTTCATGAACAGGATCCTTTCTTCAGCTTCCTGTCCGTTTTCCAGATTTATCACTTTCTTTTTCCAGTTCCAAAACTTCTTCACCAGTATCCTTCCCCTTTCCAGATCCGGCAAAGATACCGGCATCCTGTAATTTTGTCATATTTCTATTGATCAGATACAGATCACCGCCAAGCTCCTCCGGGATCCGGTCCATATTTTCCAGTTCCCGAATATCATTGGCACTCATCCATCCATTCTGTCTTGCCGTGGCATAACCGGTCATCCTTGACTGATAATCACCCCTGAGCAGCCCATCCACATTGAACTTAAAGAAATACTTCTTCTTTTCCTCCGCAGACAGCAGAGCCCTGACCATTGCCTGTTCCCACCGGCTCACCCAGGGATCCAGTGTATACTTCACAAACTCCAAAGACTGCTGCTCAATGTTGCTGAAACTGGACTTATCCAGATCCCCGACCATATGAGGCGGCACCCTGAAAATCCTGGCAATCTCATTAATCTGAAACTTCCTGGTTTCCAGGAACTGTGCTTCATTCGGTGCAATGGAAATCGGCGTATACTTCATTCCCTCTTCCAGGACAGCAACCTTATTGGCATTGCTGCTTCCCCCGAAAGTGGACTGCCAGCTCTCACGCACCCTGCCCGGATCCTTCAAAGTCCCCGGATGCTCCAGAACTCCTGACGGAGCGGCACCGTTGGCGTAGAACTTACTCCCATACTCTTCCGCTGCAATGGCAAGCCCGATTGCATTCTTTGCCATGGCAATAGGTGAATATCCGACCAGCCCATCAAACCCAAGCCCCGGAATATGCAGCACATCCGCCGGATGCAGACGCACGATCTTTCCATTTGCTTTCGGATCTGTCCCGGTTCTTCCGTCCACATCATCCCCGTCATAAACCAGGTACTCATAATAAAGCCTGCCATGCTCATCCCTGTCCACCGTCATCCGGTCGGGCATCAGCGGATAAAGAGCCACAATTTCACCCTTTCCGTTCCTGATGATCTGACTGTACGCATTCCCCCACAAAAGCAAGTGCGTCATCAGAGTCTCCCGGAACACAAAAGAAGTCATCTCTGGATTCGGCTCATCATGCAGCAGAAAATAAAGCGGATGATCCACCGCCTTCTCCTTACCTCCGTTATCGTTATACCTGTAAAACTGTAATGGCAGACCCGCCACCGCCTCAGAAAGAATCCTCACACAGGAATATACAGCAGTCATCTGCATGGCACTCCGTGCGTTCACTCGCTTCCCAGAAGCCGTACTCCCCATAAAAAATCCATATCCGCTTCCAGCTGTGCTGTTAGAAGGAGCATCCCTTCCCCGAAATAAATTACTGAAAAATCCCATACAGCCTCCTTAAAATACCAACAATCCTCTCTCATCGTAAACGCTGCCACTCTGCCCTTCCTGACGTATACATCTATCAAGCGCCATAATTGCGGCAACAATGCCATCTATCTTCTCCTTAGATTTAGCTTTGGTTACTTTAATATTGCCAGCAGGATCTGTGTCAATAACAACGTTACCTGCCATCCATCTAAGCACTGGATTCCCACCGTGAATAATTCTCCCCTCCATCAGTAAGCGATAGAATTCTTTCGTCGGAGCCGACATTGAAGAAAATCCCTGACCAAAAGGAACAATGGTAAAACCTTCGCCCTCCAAATTTTGAATCATCTGAGTCGCATTCCATCTATCCACCGCAATCTCTAAAATGTGATACTTCTCGGATAAATCCATGATGAACTTCTCGATGAAATCATAATGAATCACATTTCCTTCGGTAGACATGATGTACCCCTGTTTCTCCCAGATATCATATGGTACGGAATTGGCTTTCACTCTTCTCGGAATGGTTTCCTCCGGAATCCAAAAATATGGCAAAAGTACATACTTTTCCTCTTCATCCCTTGGTGGAAATATCAGTACCAGTGCCGTAATATCTCCGGTACTGGATAAGTCCAGGCCCGCATAGCAATCTCTACCAGCAAGTGCGTCCATATCAATCGGCTCATTGCCTCTCATATAAATCGCATCAGGAATCCATGCAACGGTCGAACTGACCCACATATTGCATCGAAGCCATTTGAATGTGATTTCATCAGCCGGATTCTGCTTTGCTTCCCTGTATGCATCCCTCAACCTTTCAATATCAACGGTATATCCAAGAGAAGGATTAACCTTGTACCAGTTTGCCTCATCTTCCCAATCCTCATCGTCCTTAAGTCCATAGACTACAGGATAAAAAGTCGGGTCCACACGTCTGCCTTCCAGAATATCCACTGCCTTAGTATGCAATTCAAATGCTATCGAATGTCTGTCATTTCCTGCAGTGGTGATAATAAAGTGAAGCGGATTCTGTCTTGCGTCCGATGAACCCTTGGTAAGTACATCGTATAACTGCCTGTTTGGTTGGGTATGAATTTCATCAAATACCAATCCACTTACCGAAAATCCATGCTTACCACCAACTTCAGCTGACAGCACCTGATAGTAGCCGGCATTGCTGTAATTCACAATACGCTTAGTGGCTCCCATCAGCTTGCTTCTTTTCATCAGAGCCGGTGACATCTCCACCATCTGTTTCGCCACATCAAATACAATAGATGCCTGCTGACGGTCAGCTGCTGCACCGTACACTTCCGCACTTGGCTCATTGTCTGCATATAATAAATAAAGAGCGACAGCCGCAGCCAATTCACTCTTTCCTACCTTCTTACATATCTCCACAAATGCAGTGCGGAACTGCCTGTTCCCATCAGGTTTTACAATCCCGAATATATCTCTTATCAATTGCTCCTGCCACGGCAACAGCCAGAATGGTGTTCCGGCCCATTTGCCTTTCGTGTGGCAAAGATTCTCAATAAAAGTAACTGCCCTGTCTGCTTTCTTCTTATCATAATGTGAAGTCGGAAGCATGAACTGGGAAGGTTTATAATTCTTAAGCTTCGGATATCCCTTTGGTCTTGGTTCCTTTGCCATTAGGAATCACCCCCAAGCAATGCCTCCATCTCATCTTCCAACTCCTTACCCTTTGCACTACCAGCCACAATACGTGACCTGGATGAAGGCGTAAGTCCAAACTCGGATGCCGCCTGCAGCATCAGTTTCTGATTGGTATTTGCAATACCAACCCAAGGTGTCTGCTGCTGATATCCTTTATCCGTTTCAAAGGTCGCCCCCTCAGAATCTATATGCTCCTGCGCTTCCTTCCATCTGGCATAAGACTGGCAGTATGCAGCAAATGCCGCCATATCCACCTCGGTCAGAACTCCCATCTGGTTCATCAGATCCGCAAGTCGTTCCCACTCTTTCTTCGCCTCTGGAAGCAGCCACTCCGGACAGTCAGGCATTCCCTTTGCCGGAACTGGCTCTTTCGTATTCAATTTTCTTTTACCTGGATTACCCTCCAGCTTCTTAACCGCTGTAGGCTTTGGCTTTCTTCCTGCCACTGGAATCCCCTCCTTCCTTAATTTTCTGCACACCCAAGAAATCAATTTCTTGGGTTATCGCGGTGCTCGTCAAATGCTCATGCAAGCATGGCATTTTCCTTACTACTCGTGTAAATAAAAGGACCATGTATTTCTACACGATCCTCATGATGAATATCTATATGTATTTTAAATTTCCAGTTATTAACTCATCTATTTTCCCATCAAATATCTCTTCAAATACTTGCTCACATGGTATCCTGCACATTCGCCTCTCTTTTGAAGTATCTTGAACCCTGAATGCTGTTTGATCTTTTCCTAAACAAGTATTCATATAAGAATCGATGTATGGCATAGCATCCTCTTTCGTAAAGCTAATTTCTTTTTTCAGCCTTACAAACGATGACAATACACTAATACATCTAGCTCCGCCTATACTGATTACACCATTTCTGGCATTTTTATCATCAGAACAAAAGACATAGATTTGTTCACCGAACTTCAAATTCAGCACTTGCAATAAGACATATGACTTCAATTCTCCGAGATTTTGTCCCTCGCCGATAGTGTCACAATCATCTTGCAGTTGCTTCAAAAAATCTTCTCTACTTATACTGCGGCAGTCCATTTGAGACACAAGAACAAACTTCTCTTCAAAATATCCATCTTTATATGCATCGCACGCAGTTTTAAGCATTCCTGCATATGCGCTGATAGCCCATTCACCATAGACTCCTGATAATTCATCCAGTATCATTTCATCGTCATACATACATATTGATTTTGATTCAATTTTCGACTGAAACCATTCTGGTGCCCCAGCTATATTGTGACGCATGATTTCCACTTGAATCTGTTTATGACAATAAAAGCAATAACCTGGCATTGCCATAATTTTGTCTATTAATTTATTATGATCATCCTTGCGTATCAAATGCATCTTGGATATAAAGTCAGTATCCAGCAAGGCATATTTTTCATTTGCCATATACTCACCTTATTTTCGATTCCGAAATTCCTTTCCGATTTTTTCCAAGTATGCCCTATCAGATTCCTCTCTACTATCCACAAGTAATTCGTGTTCAGAGTTAAAAGCCAGATTATCCAACAAACTTCCATAGCGGAGTAAACTTCCACTATTCTGCTGCCACTGTTCTGCTTTGCCAGTCAATTCAATTCTGATTGCAATGCTTTCACTTTTTTCTTGATAAAGATTTCTGGCCTTCTCTTCTGTAATCACACTGCTCTCTACTAAGCGCAATACAACTGCTTTGTAAGGAAGCGCAAACAAATCCATAAGAATCAGCACATCATCAATCCCCATATTCTCTTTTGAGATTCCAAACATCTTAAACTGTTCTATCACACTGGCATCCGGCATCAAAAGCAACCCTGCAAAAGCATTTGCTTCAAGATCTTCCTGCGTAGCTGCTACTTCATCAACCGTTTTTGAATCCAATAAAGAACCTGATGTAATAGTGCTGGTATTAATATCCTCTGCATAGCAATGAATATGATATAACTCATGTGCCGTTGCAAAAATCTGCTTACACATTGGCAGTTCTGTATTCACACACAAGAAAATCGTACCCTTCTTCACAAAGGTAAACGCCCATAATTCATCATCCCTAAATGGATAACGAAGCACTTCAAGAGCCAGTTCCCTCTTACGTGCATAATTTGAAACTATGCCAAAAATAGATTCTCTAATAATGGTATTTCCACAGTAATTTACAGCAAAAGCCTTTGATAAATCATTTATTTTTTCAAATTGCTTCTCTTGCTTATAAAACAAGTTTTCAAAAAAAGTATCTCCCATTATGCCTCCCAAGGTTTCATCATAGCCATACCATTATCTCTAACTCGACTATGGAAAAGAATCATGTTTGAAAGCTTATCAGCAATATTAAGTGCTTCTTTAGCTTCCTCTGATTCAACTTTTCCCATGAACGCATGAACAATATCTGTATCAACAGAATCTCCCTGAAGCTTGGTAAGTTCTTCCATCTTAACACCCAAGAACTCTGCGATACGCTTCAGTTCTATCGCATTAATCATTCTTGAACCATTAAGCATCTTACTTATTGTCTGTTTATTTGTCTGCAATGCCCCTGCCAAATCTATTTGTTTTCTATTCTGTTTTTTAAGAATTGCTACAATATTTGCAGCTATCATGGAATTCACATCAAACATATTAACTTCCTCCAATCAACAAAAGTCATTCTACCTCATGCTTATTATATGTCACACGCGAATTAAAGTCAATATTATAGTTACCATTTTATATTATTTTATTCATTTAGTTTCTATTTCAGTTACTACAATTCTACGATACCCCCCCTCTTCCATTTCGCGATTTTGCACAGAAGAGGGGGCGCCGGTCTTGTAGTCTAAGGCCTGCGAAGATTCAAATCCCCCCTACCCTTGCTCCATCAGAACCGATATTCCTTAAATCTATCCTCGGTCATCGTCTTTACATTATGATGATGCTCACATAAAGGCTGCCAATTCGACCTATCCCAGAAGAGTTTCTGGTCTCCACGATGCGGAACGATATGATCCACGACGGTAGCCATAGTTATATGACCTTCCTCATAACACTTCACACAGAATGGATTGCTCTCTAAGAACTTCCTTCTCTCACGCTGCCACTTAGCACCATAACCACGCTCTGCCGCATGAGCTCTGTCCTTTGTATGTAAAGGCTTATGTTCCTCACAATACATCTGACCGTGCGGAATGAGTGCCGCACAGCCAGGATGTTTACATGGTATGTTCGGTCTTCGTGGCATATGCACCTCCCACAATTTGAGCCCTGAAGGATTGCTCCATCAAGGCTCTCCGTTTTGTCCTACTTTCGACACTATCATATTAACATATATGCTTATGCCATGTTGGGACAAAGTGTGCCAACCTTATTCCGGTACAACAAAATTATTTAGTGACGATGCATGAATACGATGCACAGTTCTGTATGACACATTAAGCTCGTAGGAAATATCTTCCCAACTCTCGTTTTTCAGATAACGATATTTCAAAAGAAGTCTTTCCTCTGGGTTCTCCATACTTTCAATCGCCGCATTGATTTCTGAACGTAGGTCTACCAATCTGTTTATCTGTGCATCAATCCTCTGCTCATAATCCCATATCTTTTCAATGGTCTTTATAAACGGCGCTTCCAGATTTCTATTCGGATTGGTACCAATCTTTTCTCCATAAGAACATCCCTGAATTCTACCTCTCATCTCACGAAGCTGTTCCAGTTCCTTTACCTCAACCTGTATCTGCTTATCCAAAAGATATGCCTGCTTCAAATATTCCTTAGCTGTCATAAGCCACCTCCGAAAAGTTATTTCCCTCGGATTTACTCTGATTGTCTTATTTCGTTCTGAAGCTTACGGATCAGAAACTCTCCATCAACGGAAGTCAGCTGTTGATACCAAGAACTTCTGAAAAACTTCTCTATCTGTAATGCTTCATCTATTGCTGTCTTGCTCTTTGGATTGCGCTTTACCTTTTTAAGTGCGGCTCTGTAATCAGCAACCGCACTTAGAATAATCGCATTCGCAAGTCTTTCATATGGGGCTTCAAATTGGTTCTTACCTGCCATGTGTTACCCTCGCTTTTACTGCAGCAATCAATCTATTCTGTGTCATATCCTTATTAGCTAAAGCCTTCATGACATCTTCATCTATCGTACCTGCAGTAATAATATGCTGAACCACAACCGTCTCCGCTGTCTGTCCCTGCCTCCATAATCTAGCTACAGTCTGCTGATATAATTCCAGGCTCCAGGTAAGTCCAAACCAAATCAGGGTATTTCCACCTGATTGCAAATTCAAACCATGCCCGGCAGAAGCTGGATGTATTAATGCCACAGGCAGTTCCCCACGATTCCATTTTCTGATGCTCTCCTCAGAATCCAGTTTTTCAAAAGGAATCTTTTTCTCAGTAAGCCTTCGCATAATCCTTGATAAATCATGTTTGAACCAGTACGCTACCATAACAGGTCTGCCATTTGCCGCTTCAATCATATCTTCTAAGGCATCCAGCTTCTGGTCATGGATTACAAGCTCGTCGCCATCATCTGAATACACAGCACCATTTGCCATCTGAAGAAGCTTTCCGGAAAGTGCTGCTGCATTTGCTGCTGTAATCTCTCCCTTTTTCAAAGGAACAAATAAATTCTCTTCCATATCCGCATAAAACTTCGCTTCCTCATCATTCATATAAACCGGATATTCATTACTGATAAACTCCGGCATCCGAAGATGATCCAAGGCTTTCATGGAAATCGTGATATCGGAAATCTTCTCATAAATCTGTTCCTCAGCTCCATTTCTTAGCTTATAAGAATAAACAATCGGACCATTCATCCTGTCTGGTACAAAATAATTCACACGATACTGGCTGATAAATCTTCCAAGTCTTTCTCCCATATCCAGACATTTGAATTCTGCAAACAGATCCATCAGTCCATTGCTGGAAGGTGTACCAGTGAGCCCGATTACCCTTTTCACATTTGGCCGAACCTTCATAAATGCCTTAAAGCGCTTACTGTTCCAATTCTTAAAGCTGGATAGCTCATCCAGAACTACCATATCCCAGAAAAAATTCACGCCGCTCTGTTCAATCAACCACTGCAGATTTTCACGGTTAATAATGTAAATATCCGCATCCGCTTCAAGAGCCTTTTTTCTCTCTGCTACTGAACCAAGAACAATGGAATATCTCAGATGTTTCAGATGATTCCATTTATGAATTTCATCACTCCAGGTATTTCTTGCAACTCGAAGTGGCGCCACCACCAAAACCTTACTTACTTCAAAGCTGTCATAAATAAGCTGTTCAATAGCTGTCAACGTAATACTGGTCTTACCAAGTCCCATCCCAAGTATCACGGCTGCTATCGAGTGTTCTAATATATAATTGATTGCAAACTGCTGATAATCATGCGGTTTGTATTCCATCAAGAATCCCTCCAATCTGTCCTGCATCATCCAGGACGAATACTTTATATCCAAGAGACCTTAACTGGTCATGCCTGTGCTCCTGTAAAACTCTTGGCTTCTTTCCCGGCGCCTTCACTTCCACCAACCCAAATTTCCCATCAGGTAATAAAACAAGTCGGTCGGGCCAGCCCGATGAGCCGGAATTCCACTTCTCACACAAGCCACCACGCTTTTTAACCTCTCTCACTAATTTCTGTTCAATATATTTTTCACGCATCGCTCGCCTCCATCATTCTTAACAGGTGTGCAGGTCGAGTACCTCGTTCCGTAAAACTCTCTTAAGCAGATTTTTAATCAAATTCTCCCTAAAGGGACTTTTATGTAGTGAGGTTAACGACCTACACAAAATGGCTTTTTCTTACTCCAAAAAATCCTGTCCTTCCTTAAGCTTTAATCCCACGACCTGCACTCCGGTATTCTTGCGAATACGGTTATATCCAGCCTTGTCCATCGAAGAATAGAAATCCGTGGTACTGCGGATATATTCGCCGTTCTGCATGCAATGCGCTCTGTAAGCCTGATACAGTTCACCCGATTTTTCCTTATAAGATGGATCAATCTCACAGCATTCCTCCAAGAACTGCCCCAGCCAGTCATTGTCCTCACGATATGCCTGAATGGCAGCCTCTACGACATCCGGAAGTGTTGTATGGAAATTCTTATCAATCGCTCTCTTCGCCCCTTCAATAATCCAGCTCATAATTGCAGGACCTGCATGCTCAAACAGATAATCCGCATAATTCTTGATGTCACTTTTACCTGTAATCTTTGCATTGAAGGGAATGACCACCAGCCTTCTCCAGATACCGTCATCATTGGCTCCCACCTTCGGGAGATGGTTCGTATAGAGAACCAACGTATGTGACGGAACAAAGGAAAATGGATCCTTGTACTTCTTCTCCGCCTGAATCTCATCTGTATAAAAAAATGCCTACGGCATCTCAGCTCCCCCGCCCCTCAATCTTGAGGGGTAAGGGCTTGCTTTCTCTCCTACTTTGTTTCATAATAATCTT